TTGTCCGAGTTTAGTTTCTTCGAGGAACTTTGTTTTCAGGTTTTCGCATTCCTTGACAATAGTTTCACGCTGATTTTTGAGGTAAGGAACGTCAATATACATGCCGTTATTGCTTACCCTCGTCAACGCTTCTTCTCCACGCATCAGGAGCTTAAACGCATCTGGTGTTCTTGGTTCAGGCATTTATTTCTCCTCGTGTCTATATTCGTCAAGTAGATTTTCGATTTTACGAATGGCATATACAGCATCATCGTATTCTCTATAGCTCTCCCAAAAATCACCAATTATATCTTGTATTCTACTGATTAAGTCTTGCATGTCACACCTCACAGTTAATGGTTATAATTAAACCGAAATCTTGATAACCGTACATACCACCAACGCAGTAATACAAACCCCACTTCTCTTCAAAGTCGTGCCATTTTTCACGCTCTTCTTCCATGAGATTGTTATAGTACCATTCAGCATAGTTGTTACACCAAGTCTCATATTCGGCTTGTTCGTCTCTGGTTCTATCGTACATGTTAGCTCTCCGGGAATGATTGGTAAAAGGTTTTGAGTTGATTCATAAGAACGATTGCTGTACGATATTCAACAAGGGAATCTATCGCATTATACAGCAATAACGTTCTCTGAGGAATCTTATCTATTTGGTTGATGGCGTAGGTGTTAGCATCCTTTTTCTCCGGCTTCAAAAACGCTTCGACCTGACTGTTCCAAATCGTAGTGCCAATGAAGATAGGAGCAAGGAATTTAATAGACAGACCACCCATATCCCTGTTATCGAGTGCATGGGAAAGAAGCATCGTGTCAATGTTAAGGTTGACCGGATTAATACCGAGCTTGACAATACTCCAAAGACGCTCAAAGTGGGAATTGTGACTTATCTTTACGATGTTTTTGGTGAGAAGCCATTGTTTGAACAGAGGGATTGTTTTGTCCGTCAGCATAAACGCATGGCTCTTATCCTCTTCCTCGCAAATAGACACGGAAACGAGCTTAGATGCCTTATTATAGGGTCTCAGGCAGTTCGTCTCATAGTCAAAAGCCGCACACCTTTTCTTTGGGAAATTCAAGCAAGCGTTAAGGTAGATACAAGCATCCGTCTCACTTAAGATAATGGAACACTCACGCTCGTCTTTCCATATCGGGCGTTTCTCTTTAAGGCTCTGCAACGCTACGTAAATATCTCGTTTAATGAGCAAATCATCAACACTATCAGGACGTTTACCTTTGGTATTAGTATGAGGCAAATACGTAGACATGATATAGCAGTTAAATTCCCTGCTGTTGTGAAGAAGACCATGAACCGCATCACAGGAAGCCTCGCGGTCTACCACACTATTGAACAGAACCTTAGCACCCAACTCACCAAACACGATAATGAGCTGAGGTTTGAGACGTTTGATGGTTGCTTTAAGGTAGGGTTGACAGCATTTGGCATGGTTGATAATTACCTCTTTCCCATAACAAGGAACGACAGAAGTAACCCAACAATCCAAGGCAATATCAACCCCATAGGTATCAAGCACATCCTTAATCCACTGGAATCTATCACCAACAGCATACGTCTTGCTTGTCTGCTGTATAGAATCTTGCTTTTCCAATAGAATCAGGATGCCTTTCTTACCCTGCCCATAAAGCATCAGTTTGGAGTTTTTATTGAGGTGACACGCTACACAATTAGGCGTATCGTACTCAATCTTACTCATGGATGGCGGTAAGACGATTTCCATTATTCTTCCCCACAAAGAACAGCAATAGCCTTGAACAGAGGATTACCGTCAGGCGTTCCATTATCCGTACTGCCAATCGCGGTCAGCTTTCCGTCAAACGTCCTGAAAAACTCACCATATTTGATAAGAGATTCGAGCAGTTTGAAGTTGACCGTAAAATGGATAATCTGATTGACCTTGGGAATCTCGCATCGTTCGTAAATTCTACTACCATCCTCACGAACCGCAGTAAGCACCATATAGGAAATATCATCAGGAGCTTCAATCGTTTCGTTCTTGGTACGGATTTGATTGCAGATATGGACAGTGATACGCTTGACTTTCATATCCTTGCCGCTGAACGGATTAGCCCGGTCTAACGCTTCTTCCACACCCTTATTGATGCGGAAAGGAACAGAATTACCGGAATCAAGGACAGAATCAATATAGTTCACATCAAAGTTGTTATCGGACCTTGTACGCGAAGAGAAAATAATTCCGTCACAGGTACGCATGTGAAGCCAACCGTTCTTAATGCAGTATTTCGGTCTGCCTTTCATCGGGTCAACCGCCATATACTTCTGAACGAAATTGAGGGATTCGCTGTGGATAAAGGTAACTTCTTTGGTGAACGCATTGAGACCCTGCTCTTTCATATCGAAGCAAGCAAATCTATCACGTCCATTATATCCGTACATTTTACCCTCAGCCACCGCCACATGACTGAACTGGTTATCGCTTTTGTCAGATGCCCAAGCAGTATATTGCATAGCAGTAACAAACGATTCCGGCAGTTCAATCCAGTTATCCTCATTCGTTTCAAGGTATTCCTCGTCAAAGTCAATATCATCACGGATAGCAAACTCCACACGGCTCTTATCTCCGGCTTTCACACCAAGAGTACCATTCGGAGTAACACCCACCATGATTTCCTTTTCTTTGAGTTTACGCAGATAATCGTAGAACAGGTAAAACTCAACATCAAGACACCGCATATCGAAGTTCAGCTCACTCGGAATAATAAGCATAAACTGATTTGAGATACAGTGAATCCTACCGTTCTGAATCACTACATATTTGGAGGGGTCAGTATTGTCGGTGGTGTCGGGCTTGATAACGTCTTTGATAATGCCCAAAGCCTCTAACAATTTACTGCGGTTTACGGTTGCAACGTTCATTTGTCTCCTTAGATTTGGTTTGTTAAGTTAAGAGTGTAAGTATATCCGTCTTTGGTAATAAGCGCACCGACACGTCTTGAAGTGAGCAAATCAAGTGCGGCTCTAACCTCTTTACGGATTGCGTCTGTAATGGTATATCGCTTCATCAGCCTGTTAAGAATCAGCTCCATAGTGAACTGCATTTCGTTTTGAAGCAAGATGATTTCAGCAATATCGTCTTCAATAGTATGTTCAAGGTGATTGTTTAAGATACCCTCACGAGTTTCAAGACCAAGTTCGTTCTGCATAAAAGCAATCTCATCTTCGGAAAACGTATGAATTTCTTTTTCCGATAACTGCTTAATGACGGAACGGAGAATATGGGCAAGTCTATTCGTATTGGCTTTATGTGCTTTTTCAATCTCGTTGGCAGTGAAATTGAACAGCACAGCAATCTTATCGAACAGTTCTATAAGTTTTTTACGGTCAGCCATTAGACATGAGCCTCCGGTACGTGGCAATCTTCACAATCTTCCTCGTCACATTCAGAGCAGACCATCTTAAGGATAGCGTTATGCACCTCAGTGATTTTGTAGAGTTTTTCAGACATAGCGTCAAGCTCTCCACAAATCATATCCAAAGCGTAATAGACAAACTGCTTAAAGTTCTCGTTACGCTCTTCCGGTGTTTCATCCTTGATTTCTTTTGCATTCTTTATCTGAACGTTAAGTTTCGGATTGACTGTCTTCTTGAATTTTTTAGTCATAGTTCACCTCATATTGTAGGTTGGTTTGGGAAGTTCTGCGAAGTGATGTACGCTTACGATGTGTGGAGTACCGCAAGCTAAACACCCATATAACTTGGCTTGCTGTCGTTCGTCATAAGAATGCTCACGTTTCAACAAAGCCGCTATACGCCAAATGTTCTTAAGCCTCTCGTTCGGTGTTTGATTAATAGCAAACAAGGCTGAACAGTTATCAATCTTACGCTTATCCTCTGAGAATGAAGATAATGTCAGGTCTTCTGTATTGAATCCTGTTGCGTTAGATTGAGTAGCCGTAACGACCAAACAACTGAACACATCCGCATAAGCACGAATGGAACGCCAACGCTGATTGACTGCCTCGCGTGGGTCTCTCCCTTCAGTTGCCATAGCATCAATATAATCTATCACAACCACGTCAGGATGTTCCCAACCGAGCTTCTTACACACATTCTTAGTGAGTGCTACAAGTCCGGCATACGTAAGACTGCCAAGCGGATATTGTTCAACGTACAGGCTTCCTTTGTGGTTGCCCATAGTCCATTTATCCCTCACTAACTTAGCAATATCAGGAGTAAGTATAGGATTATGGACACGAGTATAGGAAACCGCTTGTTTATAATCTTTGCAATTAGGGTCAGAGCAAGGTTCGTAATCGTCTGAATTTATGATTGGTTGGTCGTCAAGCTCATTCCACTCGTTAAGAAGATTGCCAGTACATTTACGATTAAAGCATGTACCTTTCTGATTCTTAACGCAATCGAGGCAGGGTATAATCTGCTTCTCTGCGTATTCAGGGTTGGTTGAAGTACGAGCATCACCACAGAGGATTCGCTTGTTGACCTGATTTTTCGTCAAGTCACCGCAACTGATGAACAGTGTCTTATTACCTTGATTACGAGCAATTCGGGCAGTATAGATAAGCATGTGAGACTTACCTACCTTACCCCTACCCTCAAATACGACAAAGGAATTTCGGGTAAGCGTATTGTTCATAAGTTTACCCAATTCTCCGTCAAACTTTATCAGGCGTTCATCTTCTTTCTTGAACAAGTCATCTATTTGACTATCGGAAGCTGTCAAAATATCCACACAGTTAAAGGAAACAGGCTGGATAGTGTCAATGGAATTTAACACTTCTTTCGCTTCTGACAGCTTACCGGAATCAGCCAACGATGAAGCCTCTTCCGAATACAACTTGATGATTTGAGTTTGGAAGTAATTATACGCTTCGTTAATCTCAAATTGTATATCGGTGATGGGTTCTTGCTGTTTGAACGTTTCGATAATGATTTTGAGTTCGGATGCCGCTTCGGGTTTAATCTTTCCGAGCGTAACAGCATTCTCAAAGAACCGGACAAACTTATCAGCCGGAGCCTCTTTATACTTTGCATAGAACTTGAGGCACATTTTGGCTATAATTGAGTAGTACCGATTGCTTAGAACGCCGTCTTTGTACTTGTCTGAAAACTCATCGAGAAATTCAGTAGAGTACACCATATCATAGGCGATACGAAGCTCAATATCAGAGGTTGTGTCAATTACTTCCATCGTAGAATTTAACCTCGTATTGTTTCGTCATTTCGCCTAAGCGCATGGCAATTTTATCTTGGGCAGGTAACACGGAGCAGGTCATATAAACAATCTTATCCGCGCAATACAGCTTCTTAATAAAATCGTATACGTAATTGAATGTGAAACCGTTATCAACCTCGAAATCATCAATAGCAATAATATCAGCAGTTGGGATAGCAAGGATATTCGGATATTCGTTGGGTGTGCATTTAAGCTCACAAAGCATAGAAGTCCAATCCGCGTAGGCTACCTTTTTATTGTCAGTGATAGCCTTGCGAATCATACCAACCATCTGCCACGTCTTACCCGAACCGGATTCACCAAACCAAATAATGCCTTTCTTGTAGTTACGGCAATCCTCATCATACTGACCGAGCGTAGCCGTAGCATTATGGTACTTGCGTGGAATACCCATATTCGATAAACGTCTTGTCATGGCTTGTTCACTACGCTTCTTGTACGTTTCGATTATATCGGGAGCGCACACACCGCAGACAAAAGTAGAGTAGGCGTTGTCCATAGAAACAACGTCAACCTTTGTCATTTCGTTATCACATTGAGGGCATTTCGGCATGGACGTACCTCACAATCGTTATAGTTCTTGGGTTGTAGTATTTGTGTAATGCTTTGAGTTCCTGTTTACCACCTGCCATAATAGAAGCAACCAAGTTTTCTCTCACAAGTCTATCAAAGGAAAAGTAGTCATTATTTACCCATTTCGAGGTGGCAAGTTTCTTAAAGAACATATCAAGCTCTTCGTTCGTAAATTGTTCAAGATAGGTTTGAAGCTCGGCATGTTTCTTACCACGCGGGATGCTCATCGCTTTGTTGCATATCCGCGCTGTCTGCTTCACAAACTCCGCTATCGCTTCGTTGTCCATCTTCGGCATTGTCAGGTCTCCATTTGTTGAGTTTGTAGTTTTTGATATAACGAGATACGGTATTGGCATGGCAACCGAGGAATTTAGCTATCTGATTATTGCTGAATCCCTTACGGTGCATGTTAGCCAGTACGTTGCATTCCTGTGGTGTTAAAGCTCTCATATTAAATCTCCGTAGACAATATAATATACACCACCTAACCCTAAAAGTCAAGTGGTGTATATCAGATTTTATCAGAAATTTTTATAATCGGACGCTACAGGATAGATACCTTGTTTCGCCTCACGTATAATGCGTAACGTATCGTCTTGAAGTGTAGGACGTTCTAAGAAATCCCAATACTCAGCAGGTACGTCTTTCATTAACGTTCCGGCGTATTTTCCTATCTGAACTGTTGGTTCTCCTCTTAATGAGAAAGCAAACAATCC